AATAGCAAAGCTAGTAATGGACAAATTTATGGGCAGTGTTCCATCATTGGCAAAGTTATTGACAGACGTTAACGAATGTGCTATAAGAAATCATAAGCTACGAGCTTTGGATGGGAGATACCTCCATGTTCGTAAGTTACCTGCGGCTTTAAATGTTCTTATACAGGGCGGTGGGGCCATCGTATGTAAGGAGTGGTTGATACAGATAATGAGAGAGATTGAACGTAGGAAATTAGATGCACGACCAGTAGCTAACATCCACGATGAGATCCAATTTGAGGTTAGAGATGACCAAGCAGAGGAGCTTGGAAAAATAACGCAAGAGTCCATGAAACAAACAGAGAAGGAGTTAAAATTAATATGCCCTCTTGACAGTAGTTATCAAGTGGGAGTAACTTGGAGTGACACACACTAAAAATATCTTTCAATTTAAATCTTATACAAAGGAGAATAAAAATGTCTGTAGTTACAGGTAAAGCTTTTTGGGCTAAGTTAGATAGAGCTGTTAATAAATTTAATCCAGAAAAACCACGGTGGTCTATTGATGTATCACTTGATAAGGATGGTATTAAAGTTATTAAAGAGGCAACAGCCCAATTTGATGGTGATATTACTATCAATAATAAGGGTGATGATCGTGGTGATTTTGTTTCTTTTAATAAGGATCGTTTCCTTAATGATGGTAGAGAGCTACCAAAACCACGCCTCATAGATGCTAAGAAGAATGATATTACTGGCACCTTAGTTGGTAATGGTTCTATTGTTAAAGTATCTTTCTATCCAAGAGAGTGGACATTCGCTAATAAGAATGGTGTTAAAGGAGTACTAAAGGATGTTCAGGTTATTGAACTCGTGGAGTATTTCAAAGATGAGCTTGAAGAAGAAGAGGGTTATGAAGCAGCAACCGGAGAAAAAGATTTAGGTGACTTAACTGCTTCTTCTACTCCATTTTAATAATAGGAAAGGATAAGTTCGGAGGGATATTAATAAGTATCCCTCCGTTCTTTTTAAGTAAATGGGTAAACTAAATAATCTTATAAAAGATATAGATAAGATTTTTATAAATGATAAGCAACCTTCTGAAGAGGATCTACAGACGTTTGCTAATGATGTTCTAGAAGCTGTGCGTGATAGTTTCACAAAGAGAGAACACACATCAGGAGAAGCTATTCGTTTCTCCAGTATTGGTAGACCAGATAGACAGCTATGGTACAAACATAAGATCCCAACAGAAGCTGAAGAGGTTCACCCATCTACACGTATCAAGTTTATATTCGGTCATATGATTGAACAATTAGTATTCTTATTGATAAAGACAGCAGGTTATAAAGTAACATCTCAACAAGATGAAAAAATTATTGATGGAATTAAAGGTCATATGGATGGTAGGGTTAATGGTGTGGTAGTAGATGTTAAGTCTGCCTCTCCACATGGCTTCAATCAGTTTGAATCTGGCGGTATATTTTTTAATGATCCTTTTGGATACATAGCACAGATCTCAGGGTATGCTGATGAAGAAGATGAGGCAGCATTCATTGTTATGAATAAAGTAAACGGTAAGCTGCATGTATTAAACATTGATGAGTTAGAAAGAATTAATTTTAAAGAAAGAGTAAGTGAAGTTAAAAAGATGGTGGCTAATACAGAGCCACCTGAACGTTGTTATGCAGTTAAACCTGATGGGAAGAGTGGCAACATGAAGCTTCCTATTGGATGTATTTACTGTGACTTTAAGAAAGTATGTTGGGAAGATGCTAATGATGGAAAAGGATTAAGAGTTTTTGATTATAAAGATGGTAAACGTTTCTTTGTTACGGTTAAACGTGAGCCGCAATCACATATAAAAGAAGTTTCACTATGATAGAGTTAAGTATTCCCATAGAAATGATTAGTGAAGCTAGAGTATTAGCAAGTAAATTAGGGGTATTAAAACTTTCTATAAGTAAAGGAAGAGGAAATCTTTACGGCTTTATTGGGGAGCTTTTATTCAATTCGGTTGTCAATGGCACACATAAAAATACATATGATTATGATATTGTATTAAAGGATGGATCTACGGTGGATGTTAAAACAAAAAAGACTACTGTTAAACCACTACCACATTATGTATGTACAGTTCCTGCCTATAATACAAAGCAAGAGTGTGACAACTACGGTTTCGTTAGAGTGAGAGATGATCTTTCAGTTGGATGGGTTCTTGGTATGATGCCAAAGAAAGAGTTTATTAAGAATGCTATCTTCATGGATAAGGGAGAACAGAACGGTAAATATATAAATAAGAGAGCTTGTTACAATGTAAAGATAGAGGATCTTCATGAACTACAGAAGTAATCCAGAAGAATCCTTTGCAACTGCATTAATAAATGATAAGATTAAATTTAATTATGAAGCAGATAGAATAAGTTATACAGTTATTAAGAAATACATACCAGATTTTTATCTTGTTGAATACAATTTTTATATAGAATTCAAAGGATACTTTAGACCAAGTGATAGGCGTAAACATATATTAGTCAGGAACCAGAATCCAAATATCGACATCAGGTTTGTTTTTTTGAATGCAAGTAATAAGCTCAACAAAAATTCTAAAACTACATATGCTGATTGGTGCGATAAATATAATTTTAAATGGGCAGAAAAAACAATACCTAAGCAATGGCTAAGAACGAAAATAAAATATTCATAACGTACAATAGAGATATAACTTCTAATGAAGTTTATTCTTCTATTACAAGTATTGGTAGTACTGTTCTTACTTCTTTTCTTTCAGGTAAATCTGGTCCTCCTGAATCTCCTGAAAGACTTCTGTTCTTATCTGTAATCTATCAAGCTATACTTGATGCGACTATAGATGAAACAGAAGAAGATAGTGGCGCGGATAGGATTAAAAATAAGAAAGAAGCTTTAGATTGGTTCTTTGAAGAAAAACATCTTGACGATCTCACAGAAATATGTTTCTTAGTGGGTACTGAACATGATCGTGTGCGGGGTATTGTCAGACAGATTTTGAATAAGGAAATTCCATTCTCAAGAAAAAGAATTAATGTATTGATTAATGAATTAAAACTTAAGATGAATGCGGTTGATGAAGAAGATGAAGAAAATTATGAGATATCCTGAAGATCCACTATATCCAGATCCCTCTTTACTAAAGAGTTCATCTAAAAATTTTAAAGCATTAGATGATCAGGTAGGTGGAGAGCATTATAAGAAGATGGCAATCCAACCTATAGAGTATATAGTTAAAAATGGAATTGGTTATTGTGAAGGAAACATAATTAAATATGTAACACGGCACCATCAGAAGGGTGGTCCTGAAGATATTAAAAAGGTAATACACTATTGTAATCTTTTATTAGAGCTTCACTACCCTAAAAACAAGAAACCTTACTGCTAGTCTTCACAGCCACACACAGAAACATCTCTACTTTTGAAGTGTATTGTATCATTTGATAGTAAGGTTGTCCATCCTGAGCGATCCTACGGCTTTAAATTTACTAAAATGAGGGTTAAAATCTATGTTACCGATAAAACTGTGGGGGTCTCCCTATATAGACCTAATTTTCTATAAAAGTTTTAAATTTTCTATAGCAAGAAGTACAAAATCTATTTTTCCCTTTACATGTTTTCAACTTGGCCCTATTTGTATTAGAATATTTTGGAGTTAGATTATGTATGGACCTACTGTAGATGTATGTGAACAATTACATTCAGAGAAATATCGTTTGCCTAAAGAATCTTTTGAAGAATCTATACATCGTATTACATATGCGTTGTGTGATGATGATAAACATTCTGAACAACTCAAAGATATTTTTTTAAATATGAGATTCATGCCAGCTGGTAGAATTCAATCAGCCATGGGGAGTCCACGCGATGTCACTGCTTTTAATTGTTTTGTGTCTGGCACTATTGAAGATAGTATGGAAAGCATTATGTCGAAAGCTACCGAAGCAGCTGAGACTATGCGTAGAGGAGGAGGAATAGGTTATGATTTTAATAGAATACGTCCT